CCCCGCGACCTACACTCCCGGCAAGAACTGGGATACTTCCGAAGAGTCCGGCAAGCAGATCATTAACGATCTTGCGGCAATGATCTCTATGCTCACCTCTCGCGGCCTTCCTGCGACCGAGGCGCTTGTAGCTCCCGATGTTGCGGACGTGATCCTCAACAATGAGTGGATCATCAAGCTGCTCGACAACCGCAACTACCAGATCGGTGGCGTAGATCCCGAAGAACTTCCCACCGGTGCTGTTAAGATCGCACGCCTTAACATTAAGGGCCGTATGATCGACATCCTCAGCTATGAGGACACCTACGAGGAAATCGACGGAACCGTCAAGGCACTCATTCCCGCCGGTATGATCGCTGTCACAGCTCCCGCTGCCGGCCGTACCGTTTACGGTGCTATTTCTCAGGTTGAGCAGCACGACCGCCAGTTCCACACCTATGCTGGTATGTACGTTCCTAAGTACATCGCAGACGCAAACAGCAACACTCGCGAGGTACAGCTCAGCTCTTCGCCTCTCTGCGTTCCTAACAACGAGAACCCCTTCATTAGCGCAAAAGTGCTTTAATTGAGGGATTGAAAGGAGCAGCACGATGAGAAAAATCAGAGTAACAAGAGGCGGCTGCGGCGTAATGGTCACAGACGCAAACGGAACCGTAAGACATACCCTTAAGACTCCCAAAGACGAGCCGTTTGAGTGCGACGACGCGCTTGCGGCGCGTTTTGTCGGCTTGAAGGTCGCTGCCTACGTGGAAACCGAAACCGCAGCTGACCATCCGGAATGTTGCGGCCAGACGGGCGAGCAGGAAGCGGAAGAGGACGAGGCAACTCAGGAAACGGAGGAACCCTCCGCACACTTTGACGCCGAGGAGCTTGAAACGTGGGATTATAACGATCTCAAAAAGCTCGCAGCCGAGATGGGCGTAACACCCGAAGGCAAGAAAAAGGCGGATTATATCGCGGCTATTGTAGCCGCTGACCTCGAAATCGGCGACGAGGAAGAGGACGAAGATCTGCCCGATCTGGGAGTCGCAGACCCCGAATAAAGGAGGCCCTTATATGATCAAGATGATCAAAGGCACATACGGCCGTGTAGTTAACGGATCCGTGGAAGCTATGACGAAGCATTCCCCGCCCTTTTCGCTGCCCGAAGCTCGAGAAGCTGAGCTGGTGGCGGCCGGCGTAGCTGTCAAAGTGGAGGAACCCGAAAAGGGCGTAAACTATGCGGACATGAAAATGGCGGAACTTCGCAAGGTCGCCGCGTCGGTGGGCGTAGACGCGAGCGCGGCAAAGACCAAAAAGGAAGTAATCGCCTTGATCGAAGCGGCTGAAGCGTCGCCGTTTCCCTATGATGATAAACAGTATTGCGGACTGATTGACGAGGACTGACCGATGAGCTTCAAAGAGCAAATTGCAAAAGACCTCGACAACGTGTTCCTCAACACCGACGAGTTCGCCGAGCTGCACCGAATTGAGGGCCGAGAAATCGCCGTCGTTATAGACGACGACCGCCGGAAGAAGCTCAAGCAGGGACAGATCCTCGGCCTCGTCGAGGCGGATATGCTGATCATGGGTAAAACCGCAGACTTTCCGAAGGACTTAGATCCCGGGCGCCCGCTGAACGTGGACGGCCGCGAGCTTCTTATAACAGACTCCGGAGAGGATATGGGCCTCGTGGAAGTGGCGCTCAGCCAAAACAGAACCGGGTAAGGAGGCAAGAGCATGACGCTTGTTCAAAGCATTGATAAGGTGGTCGAATGGCTCCAGACGCACGTATGCGAGCAGATCACCTTCAAACTGCCGGACGACGACAGAAACGACGGCAACTATTCCGTCAAGTATGTGAAGCCGGCAGCCTTCCCGCTTTATGTTCCCGGCAAGGAGCGCCTTCCTCCTACGGTGCCCGCGCCTATCCCTTCGGTATGCGCTCAGCTCGTGGAGGGAAGCGACGACCTTCTCAAAAAGAAGCGACAGCTTCAGATCCGACTCTGTCTCGCGTGCTGGAACCCCGGAGAACACAGCGGCGAAATACTCCATCCCCGCGACAGCGCGGGAAGTATCGGCGGGAAGTCCTACTACTACGCAACCGCCGAAGCAAAGCAAACCTACACCCGAAACGCGAACGGCTGGCGTGACTCTTTCAATTTTGCGGATCTCGTGCTCAGAGAGGTCGAGGGCGCGGAATACATAGGCGGGCTCCGCCTCGTGAAGGAGTCAGGCATAAAATTCGGCCTTTTCACGGAAGAGGGCGCAATCTGGGACTATTATCCCTACTGGCACAGCTGGATCACCATCACGCTTGAGGCCGGAGTGGTAAGAGATATCCCGGAAGAATACAAAGAATTTTTATAAACCAAGGAGGACAAAGCCATGACATACAAGCATGGTGCATACGGCAAGATCGCGGACAGCAAAGTGACAAATGCGGCGCAGGCCGGAACCGTCGCCGCGTATATCGGCACCGCTCCGATCAACCTCATTCGCGGCTACGCTGACAAGGATCTCGTCAACATGCCTATCAAGATCGCCGACATGGGCGACGCTCAGAGCAAGCTCGGCTACTCTGAGAACTGGAAGAACTTCACACTTTGTGAACCCTTCGCCGAGCACTTCGACAATACCGTCGGCAACGTAGGCCCCATTTACGTTGTAAACGTGCTCGATCCTGCCGTTCATAAGGCGGCAGAAAAAACCACCAAGGAGCTGAGCTTTACCAACAAGCGCGCAGAGTTTGAAAGCTCCGACATCATCCTCGACACCTTCGCTATTGCGGACAAGGCCGAGGGCGTTGACTACTCTCTCGAGTACAACTTCGCAAAGGGCACGGTAGTGGTCAAGCTCCTGAAAGAGGACGCAGGCGCTGCACTCTCCGCAACCTATAACACCGTTGACGTGACCGCTATCACTGCGGAAACCATCATCGGTCAGGCAACCGAGAACGGCGAATACTCCGGACTCCACGCGCTCAAGCTGCTCTATCAGTATCACAATGTGGTGCTCAATCTTCTCGCAGCTCCCGGCTGGAGTGAGATCCCTGCCGTATATCAGGCAATGGTCGGCATTGTGCAGCAGCTCAACGGCCACTGGGACGGCTTCGTAAATGCCGATATTCCTCTCACCGACGCAGAGGGCGCGGCAATCGACACCCTTGCAAAGGCAAAGGCGTGGAAGCTCGCAAACGGATATACAAGCGAGCGCTCTAAGGCGTGCTGGCCTCAGAGAAAAGACGCACGCGGCCGTGTTCTTCACACCTCCACAGCGGTGCAGAGCACTATGCTCCGCGTAGATCTGAGCCACGACGGCGTGCCCTTCGAGTCGCCCTCCAACAAGGAAATCATGGCAACATGTCAGTACTTCGGCGAGGGATCCAAGAACAAGGGCTTCGATCAGCAGACCGCAAACGAGCTCAACGAGAGCGGTATTACCACTCTCTGCTTCTGGGGCGGCCGCTGGGTGCTCTGGGGCCCTCACACCGCCGCCTACACCTACGGCGGCGACGTAGACGGCCGCGCGATCTTCGACGTGAACATTCGTATGCTTATGTACATCACGAATGGCTTCCAGCTCAGACACGGCACCAAGATCGACACGCCTATGACGCCTCAGCTCAAGGACACGATCCTCAACGTCGAAAGAGAGCACCTCGACTCTCTCTCCGGCGTAGGCGCCCTGATCGGCACGCCTACGGTCGCATTCGTGGAAAGCGCGAACCCCGAAAGCGATATGATGAACGGCGACTTCGTGTGGGACTGCTCCGCAACGCCTACACCTCCCTTCAAGTCCGGAACAAATCGCGTAAGCTACACCGACGAAGGCTTTGCAGCGTTCTTCGGCAACGAGTAAGGAGGACTGAAATATGCCTAACTTTTTGGATATTACCGGCCCCGTAGTCGCCGACAGCGTATATGCTGACAGCGCACTGGTGGCAAAAGACGTAGCGTTCACACTTCCCGCGCTCGCTTTTCTGACCGCAGACGTGAAGGCTATGGGCGACATGACCGTGCCGCTCATCGGCTTGCTCGAAAACATGGAACTCGCGATCACTAAGATCGGAGTCGATAAGGGCCTCGGCAAGATGAACCGCCTCGAAAAGCAGAACCTCGAGTTCCGCTGGGTGCAGAATATTGTCAAGGCTGACGGCTCGACCGGCCCGCAGGGCTGCAAGGCGTTCGTTCGTACTCTTCCCGGCTCCTTCCCTGAGCTCGGCGTTGAGGTCGGCAGCGCAACCGAAGCCGAAAACACCTACAACGTCACTCGCATGGAGATCTTCGTAAACGGCGAAGAACTCGTATGCGTTGACAGACTCGCAAGTATCCTCCGCGTTGACGGCAAGGACTACATGGGCCTGATCAACAATCTGCTTTAAAAACAAAATAAAGGCCACCGGCAACAAGTCGGTGGCCTTTTTCTATCTTGAAAGGAGCCAAAAAAATGGAAAAGAAAACCGAGAAGAAACAGCGCAACTTCACTAAGGACGTACTGGTGCTGAAAAACCCCATCAAGATTGACGGGGAAACCGTCACCGAGTTGTCCTACGACTCAAACGAAATTGACGGCATACTTTTTGCCACGGCTGAGTCCAAGAGAAAAGCAGCCGAAAGCGCGAAGTCAATTGCACTCGCGGCTGAGTTTGACTACAGCCTGCACCTTTACATGGGCTATGCTGCCATTGTGGCAGTAAATCCGGGCTATGACTTCTCCGATCTGGAGAGGATCAAGGGCCGCGACCTTGTGGAGGTAATGGCTATCGGCAGAAATTTTATGCTCAAGTCGGAAGAGGAACAACCGGAAAACGACTCCGACGAGCCTACCGAGACTATGCCCGAGTCTACCACACGAGCACAGCAGAGCTCCAACGAAAGCGAGTAACCGACTTTATAGTCGAATACGCAGAAGCGGCCGAAGATCTGGCAGCGGAAAGAAAACGCGCCGAGAATAATCGACCGTATATGAAGAAGCCAAGAAGGAGGTGAGGCCATGGCTTCAAAGACTCTGCAATCCACCATTGAGATA